CGGTTGCGACTTTGAGGTCGGAGAAGATTACAGCATGGGTAAGTTTGCAGCTAAATATGATTAACATAGTAATAATTTTTGCAATACTTATTCCAGTGACTATAGCACTCTTTTTATTTTATATAGAGAAGTCAGGAACAAAAGGTTTAGTAAAACAACATTATAAAACAAAAGATGGAGAAACTCATACTGCAAGAAAAGAAAGAAAAGATTATATAATATGAGATACAAGTTTCCAGTCTATGTTGTTCACACAGACAATGTAGAGTTGATAGATGGAATACTTTGGGTAGAAGATCAAGTATTAGATGATAAAAATATGAGTGGAGAAACTCTTGGAAAAAGAAGATTACAGACTCCAATGAAAAGTTTATATCCACTCAGATATATGATAACAGACACCGTTGAGTTAATAAAACATAGAGGCAACTTTTATATTGATTCAACAGGTAAGTTCTTTAGATATTTTAAACAAAAGAATTTACCATTAAAGTATCACAAGATACGAAAAACAGAAAGAAAAAGAGGACGCAGTGTAGTCTGGATAAAGGATATAAATTTTCCTTTTGATTTTGCTAGACCACCAACTCCTAATGAAACATGGGCAGGTATAATATATCGAAGTGGAATACCTTGGTTATTATATGAAGTCTGCGAAGAAAGGAAAAAAGACACATGGCGAAAAGTTTAGAAGAAGCACTAGAAAATGGAGTAGTAAGTATTAAGTTTCGTAGTTTACGAAGTGGCAATGTTTATGAAAGAGAATATACTCTTTGTGATAAATATGTAAATACTAAAATTGCAAATCAGTCTGGAGATAAGTTGATTTGTTATGATATTGATTTTGAGAAGTGGGAAGATATAGAAAGAGAAACAATAATTAAGTGGAGAAAAGTAGTATGAGGTCAGTAATGCAACACCCAATAGTCTTTCTTGATAGTTATATAGAGTCAGATTTATGCGACTTTATAGTAGAACAAGGAAAGAAATTAAATATAGAAGAAGGCGCAGTTTACAGTAAAGAAAGTGAAAAGCTAGAAGATAACAAAGTTCGAAAAGCACAAACAGCATTTTTTGAAAAAGGACATTGGATAGAGAGTATTGTAAGTTCTGTTCTTCATGCAGTAAATCAGACAACTTGGAACGCAAAACTTTCAAACTCTGAGCAAGTACAGTTTGGAATCTATGGACAAGGAGAGTTTTATGGTAAGCATCGTGATGTTGATTTAGGCACTCCAATCAATAGAAAAGTATCAATTACAATACAATTAACGGATTCTAATTATTACAGAGGCGGAGATTTTGTAATATGGGGAATATCTGGTAAAGAACTAAGAGATGAAAGATGGAGAAATAAAGGCTCAGTTTTGGTCTTTCCATCGTTTCTTCACCACGAAGTAGAAAAAGTAACTAAAGGAAAACGTGCATCACTCGTACAGTGGTACAGTGGGCCAGAGTGGACTTAATGAAAGCAATACTAAATCACAGAATATATTTAGATACCACACCCGAGCTGGAACAGAAGCTCGAAAAGGAACTTACATATACTCTACCGCCCCGTATGCCTATGGACCCGCCTATCATCATAAAAACTTATAGACGAATTAGACCAGGGTTAGTTACCATACCTGGCGGAAGATTGGACTTGATACCATCGGATTACGAAATAATAGATAAAAGAGTAAAGTCACCAGTAAAACTACCTGAGTTTAAGTTTACTTTACGACCATCACAGAATATGGTTTATGCCGAAGTCAATGATAATGCTATAATAAACGCTTGGGTCAGTTGGGGAAAGACTTTTACAGGTTTAGCAATCGCAGGAAAACTAAAACAGAAAACGCTAGTAGTTACTCACACAACCCCGTTAAGAACACAGTGGGAAAAAGAAGTACAAAAAGTCTATGGATTTACGCCAGGCAGAATAGGTAGTGGAGTCTTTAATACTGAACCCGATATTGTTATTGGGAATATTCAAAGTTTATACCGTAGAATTAAAGAAATAAAACATCTATTTGGAACTATTATTCTTGATGAAATGCATCACGTTAGTAGTCCAACATTTACTAGAATTATAGATGAAATGCCCGCAAGATATAAGATAGGACTTACAGGAACACTCGAAAGAAAAGACGGGCGTCATGTGGTTTTCAGAGATTACTTTGGTAGTCATGTTCTCAAACCACCAAAGGAAAACTTCATGACACCTTCTATCGATATAGTTCCATCAGAAGTAAGATTTTTAGATGGAAAAAGTATGCCGTGGGCAAGTAAAGTAAATCATCTTTGCTACAATCAAGACTATGTTCGTAGTGTAAGTATGATAGCGGCAGCCTACGCTGCGCAAGGACACAAAGTATTAGTAGTGTCAAACAGAGTATATTTTCTAAAAGTTTGTGCACAGCTAGTCGGAGACAATGCAGTTCATGTTACAGGTGATATGGATTTTGCAGAAAGAGAAGAAACTATCAAACAACTAAAGAAAGACAAGAATGTTTTATTTGGAACACAGTCAATTTTCTCAGAGGGTATTTCTATCAATGAGTTAAGTTGCCTTGTGTTAGCCACTCCTATCAATAATGAGCCTTTACTTACTCAGTTGATAGGAAGAATATTAAGAAAACAAGAGGGAAAAATTCAACCAAAAGTCGTAGATATTCATCTCAAAGGTAAAACAGCATCGAGACAAAATCAGGCTCGGCTTGGATATTATATGAAACAGGGATATGAAGTAACTCAACTATGACCTCGGAAAAATATTTCTTGACAACAATCGATTTTCGTGTTATAATATATGTTACTATTTGACTGGGATAAAGTAATGAAAATCAGTAATGGCAATATTAGTCACATCATTGCCATACTTCGCATGATAACTTACAAAAAGTTACCAACAAATTACTATGATCCAACATATAAATTTCAGAGATATAAGTTTGGGGGTAGTAGTTTCCTTATAAATCCCATCGACTTATTAGAACAAGGCAGACAGTTTAGTGATAGAGAAGTAGTAGAATATGCAGGTGTCGCATCGTTTCGCTCCTATCACTATTATAATGAAACGAAAGACACCACATTAGACCTGTTGCACTGCCAAGTGTCACAGGGTGTTATTAACAACAATAGACTGCTTGATATTAAAGCGAATCGTATTCACTTTATGTTCGAGGAGACACAGGAGAATAAAAATGGCAATTAAATTTAATCAGAGCAAAGGTTCAGCTCAAAAAGAAAAAATAGAATCATATGTCTATACAGGCAAAGAAAATCATCACGTAAGACTTGTAGGTGATTTACTACCTAGATATTTATACTGGGTAAAAGGTGAAAACAATAAGAATCTACCTCTTGAGTGTTTAGCTTTCGATAGAAACACAGAAACATTCAACAATAAAGAAGTAGACCATGTGCCTTCTTACTATCCAGACCAAAAATGTGCTTGGTCTTATGCTATTCAGTGTATTGATTACAGTGGAAGCGAACCAAGTATCAAAATCTTTAATCTAAAGAGAAAGTTATTTGACCAAATAATGACTGCTTCTGAAGATTTAGGAGACCCAACTGATACGGAAACAGGGTGGGACGTTTATTTCAAAAGAATTAAAACAGGCCCTCAAGTATTTAATGTGGAGTATCAGTTACAAGCATTGAAATGTAAACCAAGAGCACTCGATGAGAGTGAGCAGGAGCTTATTGCAAATCTAAAGTCAATGGACGATGTTCTTCCAAGACCAACAGCAGATGCGCAGTTAGAGCTTCTAAAAAGAATAACCGAAGAAGGAGGCTCAGTTGATGAAAGTATTTCATCAGAGTTTGATGTAGAATAATGATTGGAGTAGGAGAAAAGTTTCCACCTTTTAGATTAAAAGGTGTGAATGAAAATAATGAAATCGTAGAAGTTTCTGTCACAGAAAACTATGAACCATTGAAGCATGACTACACTGTAGTTTACTTCTATCCAAAAGATTTTACTTTTATCTGCCCTACCGAAATTGCAGGTATGGATATGTTAGTACATAAAGCCAATGTAATCGGTATTAGTGGTGATAATGAGTTTTGTAAGTTAGCTTGGAAAAAAGATAACGAACTTATTAGAGATATTAAACACCCTCTTGCTTGTGATGGTATGTTAAGACTATCTTCACAACTAGGAATAGTAAATGAGTTTGAAGGTGTTTGCTACAGAGCAACATACATTATGGATAAAGAGTGTATTATACAACATGTGAGTGTAAATACACTTGACACAGGCAGAAATGCAAATGAAGTTCTTCGAACTTTACGAGCAATTCAAGCAGGTGGACTAACAGGTTGTGAATGGCAACCAGGAGAAGATTTTGTAGCATGATACTGTTTACCGCAGATTGGCATATTAAATTAGGCCAAAAGAATGTTCCTCTGCCTTGGGCTTGCTCAAGGTACGAACTATTCTTTCAACAGTTGAAAGACTTAGAGCCTAAGATAGATTTACATATTATTGGTGGTGACCTTTTTGATCGTATGCCTTCAATGGACGAACTTACTCTTTACTTTGACTTTGTAAAAGGTGTAGGAGTAAAAACAATTATATTTGACGGCAATCATGAAGCTACTCGTAAGAATAAAACATTTTTTGATAATCTTATTCGAGTAACAAATGAATTGAATCCTCTAGTAGAAGTAATAACTGAAACGCATTATGGAACTACTGGAACAATGGAATGGGCAATTCTTCCCTATGCAGATTTGCATAAAAAGAATAGTATAGAAAAAATAGATGCAGAACATTTATTTACTCATGTTCGTGGTGAGATACCACCTCATGTAGTACCTGAAGTCGATTTAACTCGATTTGATAAATTCAGAACAGTTTTTGCAGGAGATTTACATGCTCACGAGAATACTCAACGAAACATTGTATATCCTGGCAGTCCAATGACTACAAGTTTTCATCGTAATGAAGTAAAAACAGGTTACTTACTTATTGATGATAACTTTAATTGGACATGGCATGAATTTAACTTACCTCAGTTAATTCGTAAAACAGTAGATGACCCTGATGAAATGGTGCAGACAGAATGGCATCATACAATCTATGAAATAGAAGGAGATGTTCAAGATTTAGCAAAAGTAAAAAACTCAGAATTACTTGACAAGAAAGTAGTAAAACGAGAAACCGAAGCAACGCTTGATCTTGAAAATCTTACAATGGAAGAAGAATTAGTAAAGTATCTAACTGAGATACTAAAAATAGAGAAAACAGACAATATAGTGAGAGTATTTAATGATTATTCTAAAAACTTTAGCATGGAGTAATTGCTTCTCGTATGGAGAGGGAAATGAAATTGACTTGTCCAAAGCCACCCTCACACAGCTTGTGGGAACGAATGGTGTTGGTAAAAGTTCTATTCCTCTTATATTGGAAGAAGTATTATTCAACAAAAATAGTAAAAATATTAAGAAAGCAGATATCGCCAATCGATATGTTAATAAGGGTTATGATATCAGTTTGGATTTTTCTATCGATAGCGATAATTATGTTATTGCAGTTAGTCGTAGGACAAATCTAAAATGTAAATTAACAAAAAATGGAGAAGATATTTCTTCTCATACTGCTACAAATACTTATAAAACATTGGGAGAAGTTTTAGGTATTGACTTCAAAACATTTACACAGCTAGTATATCAAAACACAAACGCAAGTTTACAGTTTTTGACTGCAACTGACACTAATCGTAAGAAGTTCTTAATTGACTTACTCAAGCTAGATGACTATGTAAAATACTTTGAAATATTTAAAGAAGCTGTAAGACAAGATTCTTTAAGTGTTTCACGACTAGAGTCAAAAATTGACACTATTGAAAAATGGTTAAATGACAATAAATTGGAAGATACATCTCTATTATCAAAGTTGGATTTACCATTTCACTCGGAAGAAGACGAGAAGACTTTACGTTCTTTACAAATAGAATTTGAAAATATCAGTGATAAAAACAAAAAAATTTCAAGAAATAATTATTTGAAAGAACAACTGAAATCCATAAAAGTTGAGAAGATTGATGGACAGATAGAAGATTATGATGATCTCCAATCCCAGCTGGGTCAGTGGCGTGCAGAAGCAAACAAGAGAGTATTCTCTGGTACAGACGAAGAAGTGTGCCCTACATGTTTACAGAAAGTAGACACAAAGTTAATAGAAGATATACAAACTAAACAAGAGAAGGAGAAGCAAAATGCTTCAGACAAAGTTCGAGAATTACTTGAACAAATTGAAAACATTAAGAGTAATAATTCGAAGATTTATGCAGCGCAGGAAACTCAGAGAAACTTTGAAGAAGTCTATAGAAATATTGACCAAGAGCTTCCAACTGAGTTACTTTCCGAAAAAGACTTATCGGAAAAAATATCCGCCCTTAAAACGACAATCGCTGAGTCAAGAGAAAAACTTGAAGAAATAATCGAAGAAAATAATCGTAGAGAAAGACACAATACACGAATCGGTATTATACAAGAACAGACAGATGAATTTGCAAAAGAACTAGAAGAAGTTTCAGGGCAACTTTTTGAGAAAGAAGACAATCTACAGATACTTGAACTTCTCAAGAAGGCATTTAGTACCAATGGTTTACTTGCCTACAAGATTGAGAATATGGTCAAGAATTTGGAAGAAATGACCAATCATTATCTCGCAGAGTTTAGTGATGGTCGATTTGCTCTGAACTTCGTCATACAAAGCGATAAGTTGAATGTTGAAGTATCAGATAACGGAAACATTATTGATATTACAGCACTCTCATCTGGTGAGTTGGCAAGAGTCAATATTGCAACACTTGTCGCAATAAGACGACTTATGAGTAGTATATCATCATCAAGAATTAATGTACTTTTTCTTGATGAAGTAAATCAGGCGTTAGATGAACAAGGAAAAGAAAAAGTAGTAGAAGTTTTACTAAAAGAAGATGATCTAAATACATACCTTGTATCACACGGTTGGACACACCCACTACTCGAGAAAATAGAAATTATTAAGGAGAATAATATATCATGTTTAAGTTTATAACAAAGTGGTGGAATATCATCACAGGAAAAGATAAAAACAGAGACGGTCAAGTTGATATAAAAGATCATATGATCGAAGCAAAGGAAAAAAGCAAAAGAAGATGAATATAGAAATTTACAGCATACCCAACTGTCCATTTTGTACAAAAGCAAAAGCACTTGCAGAAATGAAAGGTGCAAATGTAGACTACAAAATGATGAATGAAGATTATACTTTTGACGATGTGAGAAAGC